GTTTTACTTGGTAGTTGGGAAGTTTAGGTTTTCAAAGATCGTTTGTTGCTCAGTGTTAGATAGAATATACACCCGCTGTTTGGTTATGTCAACACTAAAATCAAAATAAATTAAAAATAATTTTTAGTGTCGGTTTCCACGGTTAAATCCTTTCCAGGGTATCACCCTGGATCTCATAGTAATGCCCGGCTGTGTTGGAGATACGGTATCCAGGGTAGTTTGCATATTTATGAGCATTAAAGTCTTTGATCACCTGAGCCTCTGTTCCAGCAAAAACCCTCACCGACGTGATGGGGGACGGGGTGTACCAAATTTCAAATCTTTTTTCCATGTTTTGTGCTCCTTATATGGTGCCCCGGTAGGCCCGGGGCGTTTGGTTTTATCGGATCTGGCTTAGAATTTCGGTCTCAAGGTCACATTTGATGTGGTGTGCTGTAAGCAGCTGATCAAGGTCAAAGGCCTCGTGGCCGCCAAGAGTATCAATAATTTTATTGAATGCGGTGTCAATGATATTAAGAGCTTCGATCTTTTTTTCAGTGAGTTCTCTAATTATCATGGCTTATCTCCTTTTGGGTTTCGACCTGCGTGGTCATCTTCAGTCAGCCATATTGAAGGCTGAGACCCCTGCACCGGTTAACTTCCTGGATCGATTATGGCATGGACTCCCTGGCCCTGGCTCCTGATCCCTATCGCCCTCTCACATGGCAGCGTTTTGTCGGTTAGTTGGTGCAGTCGAATTGTCAAAGATCGTTTGTTGCTCAGTGTTAGATAGAATATACACTCTATCTTTGCTTATGTCAACACTAAAATCAAACTGTTTTTAATTTATTTTTTCAGAAGGGTGAAGAGGCCCGCCCAGAGGGGCTGAGCGGGCTTAAATTATTTTTAGCTCAGCAGACTATTTTAAAGATTTTAGAAAATCTATACACCAGATGTCTGTGTTTAACTCCTCCCCACCTACATCACAACCAGCTGTGTAGTAATGAATGCACTTATCACAGTATTCTGGTGGGTCTGCATAGACCCCAATTTTTTCCCGTCGATGCCTCATATTTTCCCGCATCCACGCCCTTTCGGCGAGGGCTTCTTTCTGCACCAGTGCTGAACTTTCCCATTTATTAGTAAGTTTAAACTCAGCGTAATTTCTCCCTGGCAGCCCAGCTGTAACCACACCCCACCCAAGGTACTGCATATCTAAGGGAACTACATACGCTAAAAGCTCCGCAGGCACATCCCTAAAAGCCTTTAGCAAGCTCTCTGCTGCATCCCCCGGGCCGACTATTTTCACAGCAACAAGTTTGCCCATATTGCCCAGCAACCAATCATACTTCAACTCACAAACCTCAACGCCAGGGTAGTCAGCATATAGAATGTTGTCTGGGGCATAGGATCTGGATATAATTACAACCTCTGAGCCATCAAGCCCGTAATCTGCGCCCCACTCTGCCGCCCTATCAACGACAAAAGCGTGGTCTATAACCTGCCTAACTTCAGGGGAGTCATACATCGTCATGTTCCATGTCTGGCACCCGAACTCGTTCCTAAAAAATTCTCTAATGTTACCGCATTCTGATACTTTAACATCCTTGTGCTTGTTTGCGTCTCGATACTTCTTCATTTTTTACGCCTCCTTTAAAAGTTAATGGTACAATTCGCTTGACTGTAATTTAAAAACAATGTACCGTCAAGCGAAATAATTAACCTGTACGACATTTTAAATAAACTAAAAATAGGGGGTAGTATGAAAAAAGAAGCTATGTCTCGGGCGTTTACAGTAAAGGTTCCCAAGGCTGAGGGCCAGGCTGTGCTGGATGAGGCCAAAAAGATGGGTATATCTATAACGATGCTGTTTCGTATGTGGGTGCGTGAAGTGCTAATGAAAGACCCTATCAAATTTACAGGGGAAAAATAAGGGGTCTGAATTATGAGTGAGAATATTTTACTTCAAGCAGCCCTTGGATACGAGAGGATCGGGTGGTACGTTCTGCCATTGGATGAGACGGTCAGTGCAAAAAAACCACGGATAGAGTGGAAAGATCGACGAGATCAGAGGCCCACGGCTGATGAGATCAGAGCCTGGTGGACCATGTGGCCCAACTCCAACGTGGGCATTGGTACAGGTGCCTACTCTGACGTTGATGTTTTAGATTTTGACGGTGCTGATGTGCTGGCTAAGGTTGAGCAGTTTACCGGTGTCACGATTGATCAGGTGTATAGTGTAACATCTGGCCGGGTCGATGAGGGCATGCACGTATATTATAAACACGATCCTGACAGCGGCCTGAAAAACTGGGTGAAGGCTTTGCCAGGTATCAGCCTGGACGTCCGAACAACCAACGGCATCCTGGTGGTGCCTCCGAGCGTTCATTTTAAGACAGGGGCTGTTTATCGATGGAATGGTTTGGACCCACGACTGAACGGTGCTGAGTTTAAATCGTTGCCCAAACCCTTGGTTGATGCAATAGTGCTGGCCTCAAAAAAGATAGTGTCAAATGTGAATGCGACATCTATTATGATTGATGGTGTGCAGGTAGAGATTCCGACCTGGATGCCCCGAAACGCCACGGAGAGTGACCTCGGGTACGCAGGATCTATATACAGCGATCTGCCTGATAGTATCCCAGCAGGTGAGCGTGACGACACTATTCTCAGGATCTGCTGCTCATGGCGTGGGTGTAACGTTCCCCGGGTGGAGGCAGAGGACAGGCTCAAAGAGCTTTTCAGCAGAGTTGAACAGCCTAAAGATAAGCCTTTCACATGGGCCGAGGCTGTGACCAAACTGGACCAGGCCTGGGGATACCCAGCCGGGAACAATGCGGCTCCCATAGATCCCGTGGCAGCGGCCTCTATGTTGGAGGACATCAAGCTGTGGATTAAGATCACACCGAACCCACAATATGAGTGGATCAAAAAAGTTGAGGGCCTGCCGGAGGGTGACATCGATATCATTATTGATGCTATCAGCGCCAAGACTAAGATCCAAAAAACAACCCTTAAAAAAGAGTTTAAAAAGAGCCAGCAGCACAAGATTAACAAAGATAATGCGGCCGCAGCGGATACCGCTTTTTCACCTCTAAACACTCGTTATGGGTATACTACCGTGGGGAAGACATCGTATATCGTTGATACGACAAGAAAAGACAAGCTGAAGGTTATCACCCCTAAAACTTTTGAGGAGATGTATGGGAATCAGTTTGTAAAGACCACCAATGCTGGCGGGGATATTATTCGAAAACCACTGGGTACTGAGTGGATGCGTTACGAGTACAGGCGAGATTTTGAAAAGATATACTTCCACCCCGCAAAAACCATAGAGGGCTGCTATAATATGTACAATGGTTTTGCTGTGACCCCCGCAGATACTGTGGACATGAGATATATCCAACTATATGTGAACCATGTAAACAATATCATATGCTCAAACGTACCTGAAACAGTCAGTTATATGTGGGCTTGGATGGCTGACATATTTCAGCACCCCGAAGAGAAGAAGGGTGTAGCAGTGGCTTTAAGGGGTGGTAGAGGGTTTGGCAAGGGTTTCTGTGTACAGCCATTAGGGAGCCTCTGGGGCGTTCACTACCTACCTCTTACTAACCCGAATCAGGTCACTGGTAGGTTCAACAGCCACTTAGGAAATAAGATCCTTGTGTTTTTAGACGAGGCCTTTTGGTCTGGGGACAGCGAGACAAGCAAGAGCGTTCTCAAAGGCCTTATAACCGAGAGGAAAACCGCAGTAGAGGGTAAGAATGTTGATATCATAGTTGTTGATAACTTCTGCAAGTTTATCATGGCCAGCAACGAGGAGTGGACTGTGCCATCAGGAGCTGACGAGCGCAGGTTCTGCTGCATCGATGTGAGCGACGCCAAGGCCAAGGACCATGTCTATTTTGCAGTGCTGGCCAAAGAGATCGCAAATCCACTGTTTGCGCCTAATCTGCTGCGATACCTCCTGGATTACAAGTATGACTGCGTCGCCGTGCGTAAGGCACCAGCGTCCGCTGCTCTGACAGGTCAGAAACTGTACAGCCTCGACAATACCGAGGAGTTTTGGTTCGAAGAGCTTCAGCTCGGCCAGGACGGAGCATATAAAACGTGGGAGAAGGAGTCTATCAGGGTGACTACGAGCCAACTGTACTCTGACTATATCAAGTGGTGCCAGGAAAAAAGACGTTCGCCAATAGCGGCAAGAAACGCCTTCTGCAAGAAGATTTTTGGGGTGAAAGGGCTGTGCCCCGATGCCAAATATAAAAAGCGTGTTACCAATAATGAGGTCGGCTATATAGTGCCTGCGCTGGCAGAGTGTCGAAAAAGTTTTGAGAAATATATGGATAGTGACAACCTAATAACCTGGTGAGAGCGAATTGTTTCACGGCGGAGCCTGTCTGGGCTCCGCTTTTTTTTGTCTGGGCTCTGTCTGGGATACCAAAAATGAAGACACCTACCAATAAAGGCTTTGTCTTAGCTGTCTGGGTTGTCTGGGTTATTTTTAATATTACCTTAGAGAAGGATACAATAATGGTTATAATAGATAGAGATAGAGATAGAGATAGAGATAGAGATAGAGATTGGTGTATTGTGTCCTCCCTATAGTAAGTTTGAAAAAAGTGAAAAAGCCCAGACACCCGGTCAAACCCTTTGGTACCAACGGTCTTGGGGTTCTTGTAGCCCAGACAGACCCCAGACAAAACCTTTTTTAAGCCCGTACCCCAGACAAAAAAGCACTTTTTACCTGTTACATTCATTTTATGAATGGTATTCACTTGAGATACAGCTTTTTCGGTGAGATAGGTATCTTTATGAACGTAGTACATTAAATGAATCGTATTCAGTGAGAGATAGAGCTTTTTTTGCTGTTTCACCAGATTTTTGCCGTTGTTCCACGGAAATTTTGGCTCTTGCGGTGTCGTTTTGGCGCCTTTGAGGTCGGAGGTTTTTCTATTTTTTGCTTGACTTTCCGCTTGGTATATATAAAATATATGTAAATATTAATAATTTGAGGAGGTTACGTTTTGGTAGATCTAAAAAACAAAAAAACAAAGCCAAAACACCCTGGCGGGCGCCCAACAAAATATAACCAGGGGATATTAGATAAGACAGCGGACTATATTGCTAATTACCAGAAATATGGGGATGCTATCCCTACTGCCCAAGGGCTTACACTCATTCTTGATGTCTCAGATGAGACCATATCAAACTGGGGGAAACATAAAAACAAGCGAGAGTTTTTTGGACTGTTAGAGAAATTGAAGCGAAAACAGCACCAGGCACTGGTTAACGGCGGGATAACAGGAGACTTTAATTCTAACATCACAAAATTGGTTTTAACAAAGCACGGGTACAGTGATAGGCAGGATAACACCCACGCTGGTCCTCTGGGGGGGCCAATTAAAGTAGAGAAGACTTGTTTTGAGTTTATTGAGCCTGTGAAGATTGAGAGTTAAGATCCCATACATATTCAAACCTCTGTTCGATCCTTATCGGTATAAGGTCTTTCGGGGTGGGAGAGGGGGTGCTAAGTCTCGGACATTTGCGAGTGCGCTTATAGGGTATGCTCGGGAGGGCAAGGAGCGTATTCTTTGCTGCCGTGAGATTCAGCGTTCAATTAAAGACTCGGTAAAACGAATTTTGGATGACGAGATCGCTCGCAATGGTTTGGCATCAGAGTTTGAATCCACACTGACCGAGATCAAACATAAGAAAACAGGTAGTAATTTCCTCTTTGCCGGGTTAAGATCTGACCCTGATGGTATAAAATCTATCGAGGGCATCACAAAATGCTGGGTGGAGGAGGCTCATACGGTTTCCCAGGCCAGCCTTGACATACTAATCCCGACGATCCGAGAGGATAGCTCTGAGCTGTGGTTCAGCTATAACCCCCGTTTTGATGATGATCCAGTCCACACACTATTTAATTCTGAGCATCCTCCCCCAAGAGCTTTGGTGGTTGATGTGCAGTTTTGGGATAATCCGTGGTTCCCTGCGGTACTTCAGGAGGAAATGGGGTATTGTAAGGCTACGGACCTTGATAAATATCTGCACGTTTGGGAAGGGAAGACGGTCCAGCAGAGTGACGAGCAGGTCATGCATGGATGCTGGAGTATAGGCGCTGTCCCGGAGCCCCCCAACAACACCATTCTAAAGTTTGGTGTCGACTGGGGTTTTTCTACTGATCCTATGGCGGTTATCCGCTCTTGGATACAAGGTAGAACACTGTATATTGATTACGAGGCTGGTGGACGTGGTGTGAAGACCACAGACCTCGCATCAAAGCTTGACGAGGTTCCGGGAATACGATCGTGGCCTCTGATAGGAGACTCAGCAAGACCCGATACTATCGATTATGTGCGGGACCAGGGATTTAACATTTACGGGTCTAAGAAGGGTAAAGGAAGTATCGAGGACGGCATCGCTTTTATCCGTGGATATAATGTCGTTATAGACCCACGATGTAAAGAAACGATAGATGAGTTCATTCATTATAAATACAAGAAAGATCCTCACACAGGTAACATCCTCCCTATAATCGTCGACGCTTCAAATCATTGGATTGATAGTCTTAGGTATAGCCACGAGGGTGGTTACACAGGCTTCTTTGAGGGGCTGATATGACAGCACTCATTAATGTAGAGAAGCCAGAGCATATGTCAGGAACCAGGGGTGCCCGGGAAGACTGGGCGGTGGTTACCGGTCAGCCTCTCACCTTAAAGCCTGCGACCTTTCTACACAGGCCCTCTGGGCAGTATTACTGCCATATCGTTGGTGGTATAGCGTACCCGACGGCAACAGCCCAGGAGGTTAAGCCTGGGGCATTGATTATTATGGGCATCCAGAGTGACCCGGTAAAGTACCGTATCCTCGAAGTGATTGAGAGTGGCGACGTGTTCGACCTGATCGAGAAGCTGGTAGATACTCGCAAAGCATACGGTTTTGGTGAAGATTCCAGGATACTTCCAAACTGGTATGGTGACCAGGATAAGTATCAGGTACTGATCATGAAAGCATCAGAGGTGCTCGAACGGATGCACGGCATTACATCCGGTCTTTATATCCGGGATACACTCGACAGGCACGATACACAGGCCTTCCCGCTGTATGTGAGACAGATATTGAACACATTAAAGATAGCACGTTTAGATGTGGGGCAGGATAAGATCCTGACCGGTCACCTGCAAGGCCTCCAGAGGGAGGATGCAGAGCGAGGTAAGGTTGACGACTTTCCTGTTGTGGCCCTACTCGGAGGTATGATACACTCACTGCAAATTGAACAGCCCTGGCTTGAGGATGTAACTGGCCAGGGCACAGTGTTTAATATAGATTGAGAGGATAGATTGAGAGGAGACTAATGGAAACACTTTTAACATTTTTGGCTGGTTGGATCTCCACACTCTCCGGCGTAGCGCTGGGCGGCTGGCTGGTTTATCGGACTAAGCGTGATCCCTATGACTCGATGTTTTCCCGAGAACGTCAGGGAGCGTCCTTCAATATAGACGATGATTTTGACAGGGTAGACGACTCAAACCCAGAGCTTCCAGAGGCCACAACAAAGGCGAACAACGCATTTATCAACCAGTTTGCTGAGAGGATGGCTAAGAAATGATCAAGACTATTTTATCGTCGAGAGGCGAACCGTTTAAATTAGAACGCCATGCGCAGGCAGCTGTTGAGGCCTGCCCAGGTTTTATAGTAGTTGAGGATGGTTTTGGAGGGTTTATTGGAATTAAAGAGGCACAGGACACCTCCTTCCCTGAACCTAATACCGGTGAACCCTTCAACCCTCAAGACATAACATGCCCAGGATGTGGTCAGTGCTTTCACGAGACCACCAGTTCGTTTGATTCCGACAAGGACGCCAACCCAGCCATGTTGCGGCTGAAAGAGCCCTGGCTGGGTTGGGGCTGGGATGCCCCGCCTCTGGACCCTACTATGGGCTATGGGTGCCTGGTGTGTCCGGACTGTGGATCTGCCTTGGCACCAAATGGGAGGTTTAAAACCTAATGAAAGATATTTCAGATTACACACTATCCAGCCCGCCACCAGCCGACCATCCGGAGCTTGCAGACTGGGTGTGGGATCTATTTGAAGAATCATATTCCGAGAAGGAGCGCCTTGGCCTGATG